GACGACGGTGGCGATGTCCCGATAGTCGTAGGGGGCCTTCGGATACGCCTGGCTACCCAGATAGACGCCGAACACCCATGCCTCCATCGTCTCGATTTCCGGGTATGGCGAATGGCCGCTATTCCAGCGCACGAGCACGTGGAAGGTTCCGGAGCTGCCCTTGACGGTGTAGGTGGCGCTGTACTTGGTCGGATCGGCATTGCCGCGCTCGAACTCCCGGCCTTCGGTCAAGGTGAACTCGATGCAGCCAGGATGCTGAAAATTGTCGGTCTTGATGGCGATGTGCCAAGGCTCCTCGCAACGGACCCGGCCCAGGGCGATTTTCCCCTTGACGCCGCCAATGGCGCACTGGAGGAGGAGCAGGTGTCCCACCTTGTCCTGTCGGATGAACATCAGGCGTTTCCTCCTTCCGCATCGGCCTTGGCACTCAACGGGCACAGAGCCGTGACAATGAGAATGGCCACCGGCACGTGAAAACTCGTCACCGTCACCGATTCGCCCGACACCTTGCATTGGCCGATGGGGTAGCGGTTGGTCGCCGGACTTCCGATACCCACGACCGGCTCGCTCCAGGTGCCGTTGCCGAGCTCGCTCGTGACACACACCAGACCCGTCGCCGGCGTCAACTCCGCCGCCGGCACAGCGACGAACTCGCCGTTGCGGGAGAGATACCCGGCCTTGACCTTGAGCATCTTTCTTTCGGCATCGTAGGCAAGGGCGAAAGGCCCGTCATAGTGCTCCGGCGTACCGGCGCCCAGATTGATGACTGCCTTGGCACCGTAGGCGAAAAGCATTGGTGCTCCTTCCGCGCCAAGGGTAAAGGTGGTGGGCGATGAAGCGCTTGGCTGCGCATAGTCGCCCGTGCCGGTTACATTGACGGTCACCGGGCCGCTGATCAGGCAGTCGCCCATTTCCTTCGCCTGGAGCTTATGGGGAATGACTCCCCAGGGCTTCCGGGGGTCGCTCAGGGGCTTGACCGGCACGGCCTCGCCGGCCATTTCCGAGCTGTCATCAAAATTGACGGCGGTGCCGGCTTCCAGTGAATTTTCCAACGCGTTGTAAATTTGAATGCGGACCGTGCCGGCGCCGTTGGGGGTAAGCCGGTTGTTGCCAAAGCCGTTCAGACTGTTCAGGAAGTGCCGGACATCGTTGGCGAGCGCCGCACTCGGCCGGAACTCGTCGCCCGGCATGACATCGCCGTAAAAAGCCATCGCTTCCGCCTCCTATAAGCCAAGTTCGGAAAAACTGTCGTACTGGCAGACCTGGTCCACATAGATGGCTTCGATGGCCGCCTTCGGGATTCCTTCGGCCACCTCGGTCTTGCTCAAGGCCCAGGCGTATTCAAAGCCCTTCTTCGAGACCTTCACGCCGCCAATCTCCACCTCTTCGTTGGGCTGGATGGCGAAGTTGAAGGTGACCGTGACCTTGGTGGACTTCTTGGCCGGGGCCGAGTAGCTCATGCCGAGGAACATGACTTCGCCCTTGTTCCAGCCCTTGAAGTCGCTGGAGTTGACCTTACCAACCAGCTTGGCCACCTTGCGCTTGTAGGTGGTGGTGATTTTCGAGAGCCGCAGCACCTTGGTGTAGGTCTCGCGGAGCTGTGCGGTCGGTACATCCACGCCCGTAATCGCCATTTCCGCCCCGGACTTCCCGTTCCAGCCGATGGCGCCGCCGGCCTTTTTCGTGCCATGGGCAAGGCTCTGGTGGTAGCTGTGGGTCATGTGCCGGGTGCCGCCGCCGCAGTCGAAGGACACGGTGGGGTCGTCCTCCTCCTTCTCCTTCGAGGACGAGGTGGACGACGCCTTGTTCTTGTAAATCACATTGACGGTGAAAGCCTCGCTTCCCTCACGGCTGGCAATCTCCAAGGACTCGATGGGCAAGCCTTCCCATTCCTCCGGGGCCGCGTCATGCACGGCCCCGAGCGCCTTCTCCTCCTCATCGGTCCCGAACACGACATAGGGCACTTCGACCTGGGTGAACTCGCCATCGCTGTCCATCGCCATGACGTGTTCCTTGAACTGTCGCGCGACCGTAATATCCGCCATGTTCTTATCCTCCGTAGGCAAGCGTTTGTGTCGAAATCCGGCGCAGGAATTTATTGGTTTCCCGCTGCAGCTTGACCGAGTTCTCGGTCGCGCTCGCGGTCCGTTCCTCGGCGTCGCCACCCGACAGGAGGTTGCCAAGCTCCTTCAAGCTCCAGCTCCCCACGGCCGCATCGCCGCCAACACCAGCCTGGCGGGCGGCCCGTTCGGTGCCAACGGCGGCTTCACTCGTTTTTTCTTTGGCGACCTCGACCTCGGCTTGCTTGACTTCGGCGTTTTTCCTGACCTCCGCGATGGCCCGCCGCCATTCATCGGCGGCCGCGTCAATCTCCTGCTTTGCCCCGGCCAGCACCGCGTCAACTTTGGCCTGGTTGCCGGCCATCTCCTGGGCCATCGCCTGGTCGATGGCGGCGTTGGCGCTCTCCCGGTCCTGGCTCGCGTCGCGTCGCCCCTCCGCCCGGCGGCCGACGCTATTGGCGAAAGCGTTTTCGCGTTCCTCCCGACTGTGCCTCGTCCGGGTCTCGACCTGCTTGATTTCTGCTTGCACGTCGATGCCGTCATCGAAGAAGCCCTTAAACTCAATCCAGCGTTTCTGGAGCCAGGCGATGGTCGAGGCAAAGCTGTTGACAATGCCGTTCCAGAGGAAGCCCCAGGTGTCGGCAATCGCGTCCCCGATTTGCCGGAATCCGGCCAGGAGGCCGGACCAGAGGGTGTTGCCGAGCTTCAACAGGGAAAAGATGACGATGGTCCAGCTGTCGGAGAGGAAGCTTCGAAAGTCCAGCCAGGTTTTCCGCAAGGGCAGAAGACCGGTCAGCCAGACGACCTTCAAGGCAGCGAGTCCCACGCGGGCGGCGCCGACCAAATCGCCGGCCATGAAGGCGCTCCGGATGACCTCTGCCGTTTCCTTGACGATGTCACCAATGGCTGTGAAAGCCGCGCCAACCTCGCGTCCAACGTTCCTTACCGCCTCGGCGCAGAGGTCCCAGGCCCCGGTGAACGCTCCGACGATGGCGATGAGTGCAGCCAGGCCGGCGGCCGCCAGCAAGGCCGGTGAGCTGATTGCGGCCCAGGTCGCCAGGGCTGCCGTCTTGCAAAGGGCGATGGCGGCACTCAAAAGATGATAAGCGCCCATGACCAGCTTGACTGCCATAACCGGGGCCAGGACTGCTACTTTCAGGAGCGTGAAGGCCAAGGACAGACCGCCGATGGCGATGGCAAGCACTTTGGCGGAGATGCCAATTGCCACCAGCGTCGCCCCGATACCAGCTGCTGCCGCGATGACTTTGGTGATGGTGACCACCACCTCCTGATGGGCGGCGGCCCACTCGGCCAGCCGGTTGAGGATAAGAGAGACCCGGTCGATATAGGGGGCCAACGCATCACCGAGAATGCGTCCCACGGCAATCTGCACGCCTTCGGCCGCCGACCGAAAGCGCCGGAAAGCGCCGCCGAGTCCCTTGTCCATCTCAATAGCGGTCGCCTCGGCCGCGCCATCGACGTTTTTCAGCCTGTCAATAAAGGCCCGCAATTGTTCGATGTTCCCGCCCAGCTGGAGACCGGCGAGCGACCCGCGCAAGTCGAAGATTTCCTCCGCGAAAGCGATGCGCTTGCCCGTTGGCATCTTCTGCATCTCCTGGGCGATGTCGGCCATGATGTCCGGCATGGCGCGCAGGTTGCCATCCTGGTCCAGGGTGTCGATGCCGAGGCTTTGGAGCTTCTTCTGGACCTCCGTGTTGGCAAACTGGCTGTAGGACTTCCGAAGCGCGGTGCCAGCCAGACTGCCCTTGATGCCCATGTTGGCCAGGACGCCGAGGGCGCCGGCGACATTGCGGATGTCGTCTTCGGCGGCAGCCGCCTGCGGCCCGGCCATCTTGAGGCCCTCGGCCAAATCAGTGAGCGTTTGCGCCGAGCCGTTGGCGGTCGCGGTCAGGATGTCAGTGACGCTCGTCATCTCCGACGAGGCGAGGCCAAAGACCCGCATGTTGTTGGCGGCAATCTCGGCCGCCAGGCCCAAGTCGGTGCCGGTGGCGCGCGCCAGGTTGAGCACCGAGGCAATGGCCTCGTTGATTTCCTTCGATTTGAAGCCCATCCGCCCCATGGCGGTCATGCCCTGGGCGACCTCCTTGGCCATGAACGAGGTCTCGCGGCCCAGACGCTCGGCGGTATCGGTCAAGACTTGGAACTCCTGCCCCACGGCGCCGGAGACCGCTTTGGTCATGCGCATTTCATCGTCGAAGTCGGCAAAGGTTTTCGTGGCGAAGGCGAACGGCGTGGCCGCCAAGGTGGCGAGGCCGAGCATCTTGGTACCGACCGAGGTGAGCGAGGCGCCAAAGCTTTTGAGCCTGGTCTGGGCCGCCTGGAGGCCCTTCTGGAGCTTGGACTGGTCCAGGGCAATCTCGACAAAGGCCCTTCCGGCCCGGATATTACTGCTGGTGGCGGCCATCCTCACTCACCTCCTTTCTTCGCTTCATTTTTGCACCAGAGGTCCCGGAGGACCGTCAGAGGCGCGACCACCCGTTTCCGCCGGGTCAACTCGCTGTACTGGTCATGCTTCGCATAGGGGTTGAACTCGGCCGGCTTGAAGGCCCCGTGTCGCCGGGGATCGCGGTTCACGTTGGCAAACAACGCCATCAGGCTGGCCAGTCGTGCCCACTCCGAGCGCTCATGGCTCTCGGTCATCGCCAGAAGCTCCCGGAGCGTGAACGTGTCAGGTGCTACTCCACAGACGCCGGCGCATTCGGCGACCAGCCGGTCAACCGTTCCAGCTCGGAGACAAGTTTGTCCTCGAACCCGCTGTCCGCCAGAGCCTCGCTCAGCCGCTTTTTGGCAATCTCCTCGAAACGGCGGGTCGCGGACAGAATCTTGCGGAACGCCTGCCGTTTCGCTGCGGGGAAAAAATCAATGATTTCATCCAGGAGCGCCGAGGTCGCCAAGTCGATGGCATCGCCGGCCATCGCGGAACCGAAGTCCTCATCGGTGATTTGCTTGCGGTCGCATTCGGGCTGGCACACGGCAAAGAGGACATCGACCAGGAGCACCGGGTTGGTCGAGAGCTTCTCCAGAAGCCGGGTCTCCGGCTTACCGTCCTCGACCTCGATGATCGCGTTCAAATCGACGCCGCACAAGGCCCGGACGCGCTTGAGGGTGGCCACGTTGACCACCAGCGTCCAGGTGCGGCCAAGGTTGTCAGTGAAACTTTTCATCGCTTAAGGTGCTCCTTATGTTCCGCTGGTGGCGGTCACCCATTGAGGCGCCCGGGTGGAGGCGGTGGGCTTGGCCTTGACCGAGACCGAGACGGCCTCTTCCAGCTTCTGATCGACGGAGAAGCTGGTGATGGAGAAGTCCGCATCGAGACCGCTGCCGGCGCCGTCGGACACGAAGAGCGCCATCGGGGTGTTGGAGAAGTAGGCGGTCTGGAACGCCTTGAAATCCTCATCGGAGGTGTCATAGAGCATGCCGAATTCCAGACTGGCCTGCTTCAAGGTGGCGATGGAGGCTTTCCAGCCGGCCGCCGCGCGGGTGGTGACATCGGCCTCGCCGGATTCGAGGCTCAGCGTGAGGTCCTTGACGTTGGTGACTTCGGTGGCGCCCTGGGCGCCGGCCGTGCCTCGGTAGAGGACGGCATCAAGACCGAGAACAGTGGACATGGTTCAACTCCTTGCTTGCTACTTGGTTCTGAGTGAATCCTCCCAATACTTCGGGAGGCTTGGCGCCTGGTTGATGAGCGTCGGCCCCATCAGCGGGCGCTGCGGATACTTCTGCTTTTTGACGAGTGTGCCATCCGGCCAGATCTGCCGGTCGAGCCGGGTGGCCCTGGCGACCTGGCGCTCATCCTTGAGCTTGGCGAACACAACGCCGGCCTTGCTGCTGCCACCCTCGCGCAAATCAATCGGTCCGGCGCCGCCAACCTGGTAGAGCTTGCGCTTCCGTTTGCGGACCTGCAGGCCACCAAACTCGTGATAGTGCGCGATGTCGGAAATGAGGTGCGCCGCCGGTCCCACGACCGCCAACCCCTGGTTGTCGTCGACGCCGTAGAGGATGGCACGCCGAAGCTGACCCCTGCGGGTGTGGGGTGGACTGCCAGGCCGGGAATACTGCTTCGAGCGCTTGACGGCCCGGCGTGCCGCTTTGCGGACCTGATAGGCGGCCTTCCGCAGTCCGGCCAAGCCCGCGGCCTTGGCCATGACCAGCAGCCGTTCGCCCTTGAAGTCACAGCGAAAGGTGAAGCTCATGGCGCCGTGGCCGAGAACGTGAGCTCAATGACGCTGATGAACTCGCCGTTCTCCCGCAGGTGTTCCGGAGAAAACAGCGGGTTGAAGCCGGCGCTCACACAGGTGGCTCCCGCCAGGCGTTGCCGCAGGAAGTTCTTGGCGATGGTCTCGACCTGGGTCAGGAGCTCCGGCACATCGTCCTCGGTCGCGCGCCGGACGATGCCGACGTGGATGACGGGGAGTTCCTCATGGGCGTTGCGGGAAAGCGTGTTGAACTCGTCGGCGGCCGGAATGACGATGACGCGGGTGGTCTGCAGGCCCTTGAGGGCGTAGTCGGGAAAGAACTGGACCTGGGCGCCGTAGTCGGCCAACTCCGCGGCCACCGCCCTGGCAATGGCAAGTACCTTGCTCATTGAAAGTGCCTCGCCAGTTCAAAGACGATGCTGCCCAGGGCCGACAAGAGCGCCAGGATGGAGGCGCCGGCCGCCGTCAGCACGGTGCGTTGCAGGTTGGCGGCCGGAACACAGGGCGGATGATGGTGTTCACCCTCCCGAAAGTGCATGGTGATCATGCCCTTGAGTTCGGCCAGGTCCATCCGGGACTGCATCACGGCGTCCCAGATGACCTTGTTGTCGGGAATGTTATCCATCGGTATTTTCCTCCTCGGGGCCGATTTCCTTGGTGTGAATGCGCCGGATCAGATGATAAGCGTCGCTCCAGCGCCAGCAGGGTTCGCCTTGGGCTGAAAGCACCTCGTAGCGGGTCGCGTTCCAAAGGAAGGCGTCTCCCTTCTGCGGCTCGTCCGGCATCTCCTCGGCCGAAACCAGAAAATCCCTGGTCTCGGTTCGGGTGACGATGCCGTAGTCGCTGGCGGCCTCGAAGAGCGTGGCGCCGAGGACCGCCCTCAGCACGCGTTCCTCCCCGTTCCTGGGCCGGTAAACGGCCAGGACGGAGAGGGCGTCACGGCACTGATCCCGCAGCCAGCGGGCGGCTTGCTGCAGCATCAGCCTTTCACCGCGTTGAGGAGGACGCGCACGCTCGCGTCACCGGCAGCCGCGCCGGCCACCGTCAGGCCGACGTAGGCGTAGTCAACCTTGTCTTCACCGGTGCCGCCATTGTCGGCGCTGGCGGTCGCCACCTGGTCCGTGGCGTTCCAGTAGACGGGGGCGCCAACCGCGATGGCTTCATTTCCCTTGGCCAGGTCAAAGACGCCGCCGGTGGCGATGGCGCCGAGCTTGCCGGCGGCGATGTCGAGCTTGGTCACGCCGACCAATTTCCCCTGCACGATCACCGCGCCGGCCTTGACCTCGCCGTCCGGAATGTGGTCGAGGTAGTCGCCCCTTTGCACATACGTCGCAATCATATTTTCTCCTTGTTGGTGGTTGGTGAAAAGCAGGCATACTGGAGCACGCCTGCCGCCTGGTCATGGTCAGGCCGCGCCGTTGGCCTTGAGCATGCCGCGATGGTCCTGCTCACGGACGCCGAGGTCGAAGTACACCCGGAACCACATGCCCAGGGTGTTGAAATCGGTCTCGCCGCGTTCCACGGTCGGGGTGCGCTTGCCGTTGAGGTAGCCAATCTCGAAGGTGTCGATTTGGCCGGGTTCCCCAAAGAGATACCAGCCCGTGCTGGAAGCGCCCGTGTAGGCGGCATTGGCCAGATACGGACTCGACACGACCTGGAGATTTTCATCGGCCAGGACGTTGATGGCGGGGCGCACGGTGTTATCGCTGCCGCCACTCATCACCAGGGTCGCGCCTCGCGTGAGCTCGATGGCCAGGTGCTTGAGGGCCGTCGGGACCAGGAGGAAGTGGGGTTCCACACTGATGGGCTGATTGTCGGCATCGACCTGATCCAGGAACACCTGAATGGCTTTTTTAAGCGAGTCGGCGGACAAGGCCGAAGTGGCGCCGGAGAGCAGGTTCTTGTGGCCGGTGTGGAACAGGGCCCTGCCGTCAGCCTGGAGAGGGTTGGCCAGAAGGCGCGAGAAGAACAGCTGGTCGATCAGGCGAGCCGCCCGGTTGCCCATCGCGGTCGGCACCTTCATGAAGGCGCCCAAATCATCGTTGATGATCATTTTCCGCGTCAGGCAGAACTTCTTCCCGTAGGTGTCGAGCTGGTTTTTGGCCGCTTCCTCCAGGACGCCGCCTTCCTTGATCTCGCCATCGGGGGCCACCGGCAGGAGGTCGCCCACGTCGGTCAGCCGGAAGCGGTCGTTCTCCTTGAAGTCATTGAGGTCGCCGGTCGAACACAGCCGGGTGGCGATGATCGGCTGCGCCTGGTAGCTTTGCAGGAGCTTCTTGTGGGCCACGTTAGACAGAATGCCGGGCAACGACACGCTGGAGAAGGCCGCCCGGATGGTTTCGTTGTCAAAGCTCCGGCCGCCGGGGATGCCGTCCAGGCGCATGCATTCGAGGAGCAGCTGCTTCAAGGGCATGTCCATGTCGTGCAAGCCCGCCTCGACGGTCTTGTCGCCGTAGGTTTTGGCCAGGGCGTCGGGCGAGATGCCGCTACGCAGGCACATGGCCGCCTCGATGTTTCGACGGAGCTCGCCGCCTTCGGGTTCGGTCTTGACGACGACGCCGACGCTGGCGGCGGGGCGCTCGGCCCGCAAGGTCTCCAAGACCTTCTTCGTCGCGACCTCCGGACTCCAGCCCGCGCTGACCGCCTCCTTTTCGATTTCGGGAAATTCTCCATTGCAGATGGTGCGGATGGCGGCGATGCGGTCGCGCTCGCCCTTGAGCGCCTGGGTGGCGGCCTGGCTGGCGATGGCGTTCACATCCGGCGGTTCGGCGGCCTGAATCCGGGGAGCGTCGGCGGCGCCCTCGGGCTTCGGGTCGGAGCCGGTCGCGCCGGCGGCGTTGTGGTGGGGGTCGTGGGGCATGGCTTCTCCTGAGGGGGTGGTAAGTTTAAACTCGGCATGGACATGCATGCGGGTGGAAGCATCGGCGCCGACGGCGACGACCGACACTTCCCGCAGCACGGATTGGGAAACCAGATAGAAAGGGGCGGTGATCGTCTGGCCGTTGACCTCGTGGTTGGCCTTGATGAGCACGCTTTCCCGGACATCGGCGCCAATTGAGAGCTGCCAGTCGGCGCCGGACTTGCCTTGGGCGATGATGTCGGCCGCGCCGGCCGAATCAGAGACGATTTCGCCCTCAATCTCCAGGGCGTTGCCCTTGATGGACGCCTTCACCATGCCGACCCGGGCGTCGGTCCGGTTTTCATGGTTGGTCAGCAAGGGCACGCTTTCCGGAATCGTCATGCCAGAGAGGGCCACGACCACCGGATAGCGCCAGCCGGGAAGTTTCATCGTGCCGCCCGAATAGGCCAGGCCGGCAACCCGCGGCCGGCCGCCGGCCGCCGCCTCAATCAACGTGAATTCAGTGTTCATCATCCTCCTTGTCTTCCGGTTCGCCGGAAGGTGGTTTTGTCTCGACGGGCGATTCGCCCGCCACCGGTATGCCCAACTCGCGCATCAGCCGAATTTCCTTCGCCCGCTGGCGCAGGACCGACATGTAGTCGCGGCCATCCTTGGCGCATTCGGCCGCGAGCGTGGTGGTCGCGTTGAGCAGCCGCTTTTCCTGGGCGGTCGCTTCTTTGGTCGGGTCAACGTGCGGGAAACCGTCCCAAAACCAGGTGTGGGTGTCGTCCTCCGGCGAGATGCCCGCGTTCGAACTGGTCAGCAGATGTTCGCGGAACCACAAAGCAAAGACGCGGTTCAATACCTCAATCTCCCAACGGCTCCGGTCGACCAGAATCGACTTGTGGTAGATCTGGTTGTCGAGCCGGCCCGACGCGTAGTTGAAGCCGGAGAAGTCGCCGGCCACGGTGCCATAGGTGGAACACACCGAACGGGCAACCTCCGACAGGATGACCTTGACGAACTCGGCGTGGTTGGCGGTCGGCTGCTTGGAGTCGAGCTGGCCCATCTTCCAGCCGGCGGGCACGGTCAGCATCATGTTCCGTTCCAGCGGAATGGCGTCCAAAGCCGCGATGTTCTCGGTCTCGCCTTCGGGCGGGGTGTCCGTGTAGAGGATGGCGGCAAAGTCGGCCGCCGCCTCGGCCGCCGAGAGAACGGCCAGGTTGTAGCGCCGAAGCTGCGCAAAGAGCGACAAGGCGGCCGCCAGCTCCGGCACCCCGCGATGCAAGCCCGGCCGGTCGTGCCGGAAGATGTGCACCATGTACTCGGCGGGGATGTGAATGGCCTCCTCGCCGGGAGCGTACACGGCCTCGCCCGGGTGGTACTTGAGGACGCGGTAGCTCTCCGGGTTGCCCCAGGCGTCGAAGGTGATGCCGTCGACCGAAGCCTGGTCAACCTGCCAGGCGAGTTCGCCGGTGATCCGGTCGGCCTCGATGACGGTCACATCCATCTTAACCGGGTGGCGGACTTTCGGGTTGGTGACCAGGGCCGCGAAGGACTCGCCGTCCTGGCAGCGGGCGATGCGCATGGTCCTGAGCTTGCCTGCCAGGCCGACTGCCTCGGACCACTTCGAGAACTCGGCTTCCACCTCGTCGTTGAAGGCTTCGTCGCCGGTCAGCATCTGCAGCCTGGGGCCGGTGCCGATGGTATCGTTGGCGAGCATCTGCACGAGCCCTTTGGCGTAGCTGTTGTTGGCGACCTCGTAGCGCGACCGCATCCGCAGAATGCGCCGGACCTCCGGCCGCGCCTCCTGGTCGGCTGAAAAATGGTCGGCGGCCGCCCAGTGCTTCACGTTGTCATGGGTCGTCTGCGCCGCGTCAAAGCGCGCCTGAATCTGGCGGATGACGGTCCTGGGCTTCATGCCCTGGAACAAGGACTTCATGCGTTCAAACATCTTGCGCTCCTGAATGGCTCAATTTGGTGAACTTCAGGCCGCCGGTGCGGGATTTTGCCGCCTTTTTCGACGCCAGATATTTGTCCGCTTGGATAATGTCGGTAAGAGCGTGCTGCTCGACCCGCTGCCCGTCGACTTGGGCCGATTTCGGGCCGGAGGCGTTCTTCCGGATGGCTTCTTCAAGATTGCTTGGTTGTTCTGGCATGGAGACTCCTGATAGGGCTTTCGTTCAATTCATCTGTCACTATCGTTAATAGAAATTCGAAGGCCCATTGTCACCGGAAATACAAAAAATGTTGATTTTTTTGTGATTATTATGCTTTTTCTGAGGTCCGATAGCCGAAATAACCTTATGGCGACAAAAAAACGATGCCATAAGGCATAGTGCGTCATATTTTTCTGCGGAGGTCCGACAGACGGATTTTGGCTCGTGTTGGCCTGTTGACGGAGCTGGACTGGATACTCTTCTGGACGTCGGAAAGCTTCACCGGCTCACTGCGGCGTTTCAAGGGTGTGGCGGTTCCGAACTCCGGCATGGTGGCGCCCAGCATGGAGCCGCAGACCGCACATCCTGCCAGGCAGTCGAGCCAATGGTTGTCAGTCCGGTTCGGCCGGATTTTCCATTCGTCGACCGTCCGTCCGCGGCCGACCGTCTTGACGCGGTACTCCGCCGTGAGATGTTCAGCCAGGAGCTGATGCAGCTGCGGATGCCGACCATAGAGGGACAGGCATCCCTTGTCGCCCATCATCACCGCCAAGCGGGCGTGAACGAAGCTCTTCCAGAAGTTCGAGTCGAAGATGACGTGCCGGATGGCCCGTTTGCCGGCCACGTTGGGCATCATCCAGTTGAAGCCGAGCTTGTCGCCGGGCTGCTTGCGGTAGTCGGTCATCGGCTTGGAGGAGGCGCCGACGTAGCGCCCATGCGAAGGACAGAGGATGCCGGCCCAGGCCGACTGGCGGCAAAACTGGTACACGATATCGGTCGAAGCGCCCCAGTTGGCGTCAATCAAGGCTCGTTCAACCTTGAGCATCGCGCCGTCCTCGCGCGCCCATTCCCGCCCCAGGATGTCATCGGTGAGCGCCTCCAGCGCCGCGTAGATGCCGCCTTCCAGCCCGGCATTGGGGAACTTCACCTGGATGGTCGGGTTGGCGTTCGCCAGGGAGAACAGCCGGCTGTGCTGCTCCGGCCAGGCGCCATAGTCCAAAAGAGTGCCGGTGAACTCGTCGGACCAGGCCACCACCGCGTAGAACAAGAGTGCTTTTTGAATGTCGATGAAGGCCGTCACTTTGTCGCAGGCCACCGGCACGCGCCCCATGGGGAGGCCATTGACCTTGTTGGCAATCTCGTCCATTGAGAGCAGCGTATCGCCGCCAATGTCGTCAGGCAGCGGGTCGTTCTGGTATTCCGACTGGAAGGCGCCCTCGTCCTGGAGCTTCAGGTTCATGGCGTACTGGAGGGCGGAGAGCTCATCGAAGTTGTAGCGTTCCTTCCAGGCGACCACGGCTCCTTCGTCCATCGCCTCCCGGTGCGCCGCATAAAACTCCGTCGCCCGGTGGAAGTTGCCTTCCGCCCTTAGCCCGTCCGCCCGCAAATCGGCGTAGCGCTCCCAGAGCTTCATGTTTTTCGGATACTCGTACAAGAGCTTGGTACGCTCCCCGTTCCATTCCGGATGCTTTTCGCGGTCCAAAATCTGCTCGGCCATGTCGCCCGGGCGGATGATGGTGCACGGCAGGATGCCGGAGATTTTCTGCCCCGGTCCGGCCAGGCCGAGGATGTCGCCGGCCAGGACGCGCACCCGCTTCCGGGTCTGCTCCAGGCTGCCAGCGCTCTCCGAGGTCTGCGGGTCGTCGATGATGACCAGGCTGGGGCGGACGCTGCGGCCATCCGCGCGCTTGAACTTCATGCCCCGGACGCGGCCGGTAATCCCGGCGACCCGGACGATGATGCCGGAAGCGGGGCTGCCCGCAATGGTTGGCAGCACGAGCTCGTTGCTGGTCCAGGTGATGCGGGTGCGTTCGCCCTGGTAGAGCTGGCCTGCGCAGCGGTTGGCGATGCCGTCCAGGCACTTGATGGGGTGGATGACTTCCGGAAAGTCCTCGGCCAGGTGCTCGTTGACCTCGAACTCGGTCTTGATGGACTCCAGGATTTCCAGGGCCGCCGTCTCCGTCGCGCCAATCAGGGTCACGAACTCGCGGTGGCCATAAAGCATCGACCAGATGGCGGATACTTCAGCCAGGGAACTTTTGCCACTCGCTCTCGGCATGGCCAAAGCGAACAGCCCGCCTTCGAGAACAGCGGTCTCAATGCGGGCGATGGCCTTGAGGTGGTCGGGAGACCAGGCCAGGCAGAAGGTCTCCGGAAAATAGGTCTCGCAAAATCGTCGGAAGTCCCTCTGGCAGGCAGCCTTGATTTTCGGATGGGCGACTTCCGGGAGTTCGCCAATGTCCCTCCCGGCCAGCGCCAGGGCGATGTTCCGGTTGCGGACGGCCGCCTTCTTTTTCTCGTAGGTCTGCGGCGGGTTGGCCTCCATCTCCAGCCAGATGTCGGAAAGCCAGGCCGCATACTTGAAGATATTGACGGTCTGGCCGCCATCGTCGGTCACTCGGAAGCCAGCCCGGTCGCGGTGACGCCGGAGCTGCCGGTCGATGAGCACCGGACCCACCGGCGTGGAATTGACCAGCCGGACCACATCAGACGGTCGGAGTCGGGTCGGATTGATTGCCATCGCCTCTCACCTCCTTCAAAAGCCAGGCCGTGTATTCAATGATGCTGATAGTGCCGTCGCCGTTCAGCGGCAAGCCGGCCTCAATCAGGCGTTGGAGCGCATCCTCCGTCATCTGCCGGCAGCCGGACTTCTGGAGCAGCTTCACCAGCGTGTCCGGCGACAACGAGAGAGGATTGAGTTGATTTGCCATAAATACCTCACAATTATCGAGTTAATCGCAAAAGGCGATTGGCTTAAGGTGGGTTTGGCGCTTTAATACCTATCAGCGCCAGCGAAGCCTAAACGCAACACCCTCAACCACAGGAGAATGGAACATGACAAGCAGAAACGGAAACGTCACCGTCGGCCAGGATGTCCTCGTCAAGATTGCCGGCCGCATCATCCCGGTCCGCGTCGAGGCAGTCCTGCCGGATGGCTGGATGGTCAGGAGCGTGACCAGCGGCAAAATCTTCAAGACCAAGAAGCTCCACGAGCAGCCGGTCGACGAAGCAGCAGCGCCCGAATCCGAACCCGCCACCGAGCAGCCCGAAGCACCAGCGGCCGAGCAGCCCGAAGTGCCAGCAGCGGTTGCCGAGCAGCCGGAAAGCGAACACGCCACCGAGCCAGCGCAAGAGGCGCCGCGGACCAGGAAGGTATCGCTCCTGGATGCCGCCATCGAGGTCCTCAAGGCCGACGGCAGGGCCATGAACACCCGCGAGATGGTCAAGCTCGCCATCGAACGCGGCCTCTGGATACCGACCGCCTGCAAGACTCCGGAGCAAAGCCTCTACGGAGCCATCTTCCGCGAAATCAAGGAAGCCGAGCCCGCCCGCATCCGCAAGAGCGAAAAGAAGGGCGCCTTCGAGTTCGCCGGCTGACCGACGGGCCGCCTACGACTCCCGCGCCCCTGCCGATGCGGGAGTCCTTCTCTTTCGCCACTCTGCCAGCCCCCACGCCGCCAGGATGAAATGCACCACATCCAGGAAGGCGCGACTGTGGCAGCCGTTCGCCACATCGACAGCGAGCCAGGCCAGGTTGCCGAGCATCCACAAGCGGAAGCACCAGATGCTCCGCTTGACATTGAGGATGGTGCCGGCCAAGCAGAGGGCCGTCACCAGCCAGCCGAAGAGCTCAGCGGAGACCATGGAAGAGTCCTTCCCGGCACAGCTTGGCGAACACGGGCTGATCCAGGCCATAGCGGGCCATGAGGTCGGCCGGCTTGGCTGTCGCCTTCTCGCGGTGGAGTTCGCGACCGGCGCCGTCGGTGTAGGCCACCTCAATCTCCGGCGAGCCGATGGAGCAGGAAATCGCGCCGACCACCGTGTGCTTGCGATACTTGCGCATGAAGTCCAGCGCCAGTTTCCGGGCATGGATATTGAGGGTCACATCCGCTTTCGAAGCGTCCTTGCCCCAGGTCGAGCCGCCGCCGACACGGCAGTTGCCGCCATAGAAGTCCACCGCCAGCTTGCGCCCGGTCACGCCGCAGTCCGCCACCGAGGAATGGGTGACATAGCGCCCGGTGCCGTTGAGCGTGAGGTCGGAGCAGCCGGTCACGTTTTCCGCCAAGTCGCGGACCAGGACATTATGCCGGGCGCTTTCCAGGAGCGGGATGGCAATGGTGACGTGCGACGCCCGGCCATCGCGGGTTGCCACCAGCGTCTTGATGTCCAGGCCGCCCAAACCGCTTTTGAAGAGCGCTTGGCCCAGCCGGCGGGCCAGATAATGGTCGCGCGGCATGAACGCACTCGCGGGAGAGTTAACCGCCATCCCAAAGAAGATGCCCTGGTCGCCCCAGCCGGCATGGCCGATGCCCCGGTCGATGTCGGGGCTTTGGCGGCCGATGAGGGGATAGACCTCCAGCTCGTCGCCGCAGATGGTGTTTTCCTTGCCCCACTGGTCCTGGTAGTCGCGGGTGTAGCCAATGGCATTGACCGCATCGCGCACGTGCTGCGAGAGCTCATCGTCAGTGAAGCCGGCCTGGCTGGCGACTTCGCCGCCCAGGGTGACGATGTTGTTCTTGAGCATCACCTCGACGGCATACCGCGTCTTCGGGTCGCGCTCCAGATGGCGGTCCAGCAGGTAGCTGCTGATGAAGTCCGCGATTTTGTCAGGATGGCCAAGCGAAACCCATTCGGAAGTCTTAAGCATTGCATTCCTCCCTGTCGTTGTTACTCCCAATGACCGGCGTCAGCTGCTGCCAATCGCAACCTTCGCCCTGCGTGAACTCCGCCCAACGCCTGCGAATCACGTCGCAGTACCTGGGGTCGAGCTCCATTGCCCGGCAAGACCGGCTGGCCTGTTCGCTGGCGATGAGCGTCGAACCGGAGCCGGCGAAAGGTTCAATCACCGTGTCGCCCTGATCGCTCATGGCCCGCAGGTACTCCAGCGGCAGCCCCACCGGAAAGGTCGCCGGGTGCTCCTGCCGGATGCTGCCCAGCTCGACCATCACCGGCAGGATGGATTCCATCGCCTTCAACGGTTGCGACATGTCACCCTTATGGCTGTACCTGGTCGTGCCGTCTCGCTGACGGACGCTCATCCGTTTGTTCTCGGTCGTAATGCTGGCCACCTTTTTTTCCCAAGTCCGGTTGATGGCGAACGGTTCGGTGCCGAACACGAACACCCACTCATGCCGGATGGGGAACATCGCCTTCTGCAAGCCGATGCTGCCAACCACGCCCTTGTCCCAAACATTCCAGGCCAGCATCTTGTAACCGGCCTTCCGGGCGGCCGCGAGGTAGCTGTTCCAGTATTCCACGATTTCCGCGTCACGCCGCTGTAATCCCAGGTTCACACATTGGTAATCCGTGTAGGGCGCATAGCAGCCAATGAAGCCCACCAGATTTTCCACCGACAAATCTTTGCCGCCGTTGTAGTCGCGCATGTCGGAATACGGCGGCGAGGTGAACAGCATCTTCGCCTTCACGCCTTGCATGAGACGGGCAACGTCGTCGGCATCCGTGCTGCTCCCGCACAGTAGGCGATGGCGCCCAAGCCGATAGATTTCACCCAGGCGGGACGCCGCGACTTCCGGCAACTCCGGCACGGCATCCGGGTCGGTCTTGCCCTCTGTCACTTCGTCGCCATTGGAAAGCAGCTTCTCCAGCTCTTCCGTATCGAAGCCCAACAGCGAGAGGTCGAACTCGGCCTGTTGCAATTCCCTGATTTCCAGCGGCAGGAGGTCGTAGTTCCATTCCGCCAGTTCGGCGGTCTTGTTGTCCGCAATGCGGTATGCCTGCACCTGTTCCGGGGTCAGCTTGTCGGCCACATAGACCGGCACGGTCGCCAGGCCAAGCTGCTTGGCGGCCCGCCAGCGGGAGTGGCCGCAGATGATGACGTTGTCACCATCCACCACGATCGGGCTGTTCCAACCGAACTCCCGGATGGACTTGGCCACCGCGTCGATGGCCTTGTCGTTGTGGCGCGGGTTGCGCTCATAGGGTTTGACGAGGGATATGTCGAGGTCTCGAATCAACATTATTGGTCACCTCCTTCATCGACCGTTGGCGTGAGCGCCTGCCAATCGCAATTTTCGCCCTGTGTGAACTCCGCCCAGCGCCGCCGGATGACATCGCAATAGCGCGGGTCTATCTCCATCATGCGGCACTTCCTGCCGGTCTGCTCACAGGCAATCAGCGTCGAACCGGAGCCGCCAAAGTTGTCCAGAACAATGTCCCCGCGCGCGCTGCTGTTCCGGATGATGTACACCAGCATCTCGACTGGCTTCATTGATGGGTGAACGGTGTTACATTTGGGCTTGTCGAAGTTCAGGATGTTCGTCTGGCAGCGGTCGTTGAACCAGCGGTGCGCTTCCCCGGCTTTCCAGCCATAGAGCACACTTTCACTCATGTAATGGTAGTCGAAGCGTCCCAGGACGAAGCTGTTCTTGACCCAATAAAGCGTCTGGTGGACATCCAGCCCCGTGTCCCGGCAGGCCAGCCGGAAGTTGGCCGACTCGCTGTCCGAATGGAAGATGTAGAACGAGGCGCCGGGCTTGATGACATCTGCGGCCGCCGTGAACGCCTGGGTCAGGAAGCTCCGGAACTCCCCGTCGCCCATATCATCATTCTGGATGGTCAGGCCCGTCGAGCCGGTCAGGGCCACGTTGTAGGGCGGGTCAACGAGATACAGGTCAACCCTGCCGCCAGCCATGAGCTTCGCCGTGTCAGCTTCGCTCGTGGAGTCCCCGCACAGCAGGCGGTGTTCGCCCAACTGGTAAACCTCGCCAGGACGCGATGAGGCCACCTCCGGAATATCCGGCACCGCATCCGGCTCGGTTTCGCCTTCGGTCACCTCGTCCGCGCCTGAGAGGAGCTTCTCCAGCTCGTCCGTATCGAAGCCCAAGAGCGACAGGTCAAACTGAGCGTTCTGCAGCTCACGCAGTTCCACCGGCAAGAGCTCGTAGTTCCACTCCGCGATCTCACCGGTCTTGTTGTCGGCAATCCGGAACGCCTTGACCTGTTCCGGCGTCAGGTCCTCGGCAATGACGCAGGGCACATCGGTCAGGCCGAGTTGCCTGGCGGCCCGGTATCTGGTGTGGCCGGCCACGATGACGTGTTCCTGGTCCAGGATGATCGGGTTCTTGAAGCCGAACTCCTGGATGGACTTGGCGACCGCTTCCACCGCCGCGTCGTTGTTGCGGGGGTTGCGCTCATACGGATGGATGTCCACGAGCTTCATGTTGATGATTTGCATGGGATAGGTTTTTTCCTTCGTTGTGTTGTAGTTGGGAGCGCACGAGAAGCGCCCGTAAATGCGCCTTGCTACCCATTGGCGGGCATTAAGCAGTCCGATTGCAGTCAGCGCTCAAAACAGCGCTCACAGGCACGGAAACGACCCCTGCGGCCGTCCTCGGTCGCTTGCGGAAACTCTCTTGAACAGCCTGGCTCCTTCCGCGTGCCTGGGAGGGTGGGGATCGCTCGGAGGACCCATGGCCTCGGAGGGGAGGCCTCGCCTCGCCGCCCAGGAGGCCCACGGAGGCCGCAGAAACGCGCTACGTTGCGCGTTTGCGCCGCCGTAGCGTCTTTCATCGCCCCGCGCGCATCGCGCCGCATTGCGCGTTTGTGTGCGTTCTGGCCTCAAGCGCTGGCTGGCCGCCTCAATGCTGCGATGGCTGCCGACGCTTCTCGCGTTGTTCATACATGAATTGATGATACGCTTCCCAGTCCATGTGCTTCCAGGCTTGATGCGTGGTATCAAGCCATCCTTCCCCGCGATCATAGGCAAGCGTCCTGGCCGTGGCGGCCTTCCATACGGGATAGAACGCCTGCTCAAGCAGGGAAACGATGTCTGCCCGCGACAGGAAGTTTTTGCCGAACGAACGGACTGAGCAATTCGTTGACACTACCGGCGAGATGTAGTGGGTTCTCGGAATGTTCTCCCACACGACGTTGAACTTGTCGTCGAAACCAGCCAGATCGCAGTAGGCAGGAAAAACACTATCAAACATTGAAAGGTCGAACTCCAGGTCAGGCTCCGTGGAGAAGCCCCACGACTTGCCGGACTTCGAGCGCCAGATGGTGACCTTCATGCCAATGTCCTTTCCTTTGGATTCAGCGAGCTTGATGTGATGTCTTTCGGTTCTCATTGCAATTTCCTCCTTGTTGATTATTCTGGACTCATAGGGCAACGGTGCGCGGACACGAAACGAAAGCCCTGTAACCCCACGTTCTCGACGTGCCGTTCCCGCGGCCCTCGCGGCGTATGTCGGGAGAGATTTTTTCTCGCGCGCGCGATACCTCGCGCGCAAAAATGGGCGTCTACGCAGGAAGGGGTCAGAAAAAAAGTCGCGCGAGAGGGGGTATAGGGAAAACAGGTAAAAGAGAGAGAGAGAATTATATATATATGTTATTTATATATAGTTACAACTTTTCTCATTTGACGAGCAATTGATTTTCTTTTGACCTTTTTGTTTTTTCCCGCTTTCTTTTTTCATTTGGCACCATTTTTCAGAAGCGTTTCAGCGAATACTTGAAGCCCCTTCCGGACCTCATAAAGAACAACCGTTCCTGGGCCAGCAAGCTCTCGGTGACAGCTTTTACGACGTTTGGAGGCTGCCCGTCAAGGAGCCGGTTGAATTTCCATCCTGGCATCGGTACACCCAGTCCGTGTTCCTTGTGCCATTTCCGGATGCCCGTCAGAGCGCTGTCCTGCAGTTTGGAGAAGTCGGTCTTGAAGTAGTTCTTGTCGGTCATGTAGAACTTGTTTTCCATCTCCCATTCCACGAATTCTCCTCCCCAGCGCAGGGCATCGGGTGTGAGGACAGTCAGCTCCGGCCTGGATGCCACCGAACAGGCGTAGATGAGCGCATAGCGCAGCGCCGTTTCGCAATAGCGGTTCCAAATGGTACACTTCCATTCCGGCGCATCCATGCAGCGCATCTCGACCAGGCGTTTCTGTTGCTTCTGAAACAGCTCGACGGCCATGGGCGCCGCATCTGCGGTATATGGGACCGGCATGGCCTTGAGGTTGGTATTGCCGCTGCCTTCGGGCTTGAAGAGCGCCCATTGCCTGGCACGTTCGATGATTTCCTGCGGCACCTGCGGTTCCAGGGGCAGATGGCCTTCTGATGGCTTTTCTGCCACCATCAGGTTTAGTCGCGTATACATGCCGTCGGCCAGGAAGCGATCGTTCACATGGTCAAAAAATCCCTTTGGCGTAGTGGTGGCGTAAAGCGTCACGTTGGGATTCGGGATGCTGACGGGCTGCTTTCCGGCTTTGGCCCGTGTGGCATAGCTCTTGTGTGATGTCGTATACATTTTCAGGAGCTTTTCCATGACGGTGTTGTTGCCATTCGCGCCTTCGCGCAACATTTCTTCCAGAGTCGAGTAGAACTCATCGCTCTGCCAGAGGAGCGCCGGCGTCACCATGAGCATGTCCTCCAAGCCGGCACCAGAGGCCACGCCGTCGAGCAGTCCCAGGCCCAGCCCTACTTCCTCGATGATGAACTGGTTGATGTCACGCGGACGCTCCTTGCCCGACCCCGAGCCGGCCAGGGCCAGGAGATAAATGTTCGACCGCAAGCCCGTCGGGGTCTTGACCTTTCGTGCGGCCAGATACGACATGAGAGCCAGTGCGCCTGAAAGGGCCAAGGGTCTGTTTGGCGTACTGGAATATTCCAATGTTGTCGCCATGACGTCACCGACAAGTCCCTGAATCTTGTACAGGTGTTCGGGAAACGGCAGCGTTTCAATGAGCGTTTCCCTCAGCTCCTCTTCCGACACTTCGGGAGCTGAGTCATCCTGAAGATTCGGCTGCGGCAACTCCTGACTGACTTCTGCAACAGCAACAGAGGAGTTTGCCTTGTGTACGCCAAGCAGCCCGGACAGGTCAACGTCGGGATATTCCCGCGGTTCGGGCCTGTCATAACATCCCGGTTCGAGCATGACGCGAAGCTTGCGCCAGTTGTTTCCCAGGCAGGAGTTATGCAGGCAGCGGAAACCGATGGCGCCGGCGGCATTCTGGAACAGGGCGGCGGAACGGTTGCTGTGGTCGGAATGGAAGGGGCAGACGGGGAAAATCCATTTGCGTCCGTCCTTGTAGGGTTGTGCGGGGCCGATATCGGGACAATGCGCCGTGATCCAGGCATCGATGTCGAAGGATTCGCTCTCGGCCAGGTATGCAGTTTCGGTCCGGGCGTCCTCCTGAACTCCCTCTGTAAGGGCGCGAAGCTGTTCCCCGGTTACCGTTATGATGTCCTCTGGCGCCTCCAGGATGTGCGCCATCCGGTGCGGGCGGAATCCCTCGGCGTGGTCGCCCTTGCAGTTCATGGTGCCGGGAAGGCGCCAGATGCGGGCCGGATTGCAGACCGTCAGGTCCACATGGACGTGCTCATTTGAAACAGCGGAGAGGCTTTCAAGGCATCGCTTGACCAAGCCACCGTCATCGGCGGGGAGATCGATGGCATACATAAGCTGCGCTCCGTTACCGGAATCGGTCATGACCGGCTGCGGCCAGCCGAGGGTGGAAAGCCCGTCGCGGATTTCCCGGACTTTCTCCAGGGCGGCTTGGTGTTCGGCATCGGTGCTCGATATTCCGGCGGGCCGGTCGGCGTCGCAGTCGATGAGGAGCCACTTCCGGCGGGCAATATCCCCGTCGGAGGTGGTCGGCTCGTTCCTGCCGATGGGCCGGATGCGGTTGACCGAGCGGGCCAGGAGGTCGCGCCTGACCGGATTCGCGGTCGCGTAGACGCCCCGGCAGCCATAGAGCTTGCAGACGGCCTCGGCGGCATCCCTGATGTGTTCATAATCAAAGTACCCCGAGACCATATGCTCCTGCCGGCTGCCCGATGAAGTCGCGCCGAGAGCACGGATTTCGAAGACATCCCCGGGTTTGAACCAAAGGGACAATGCGCGGATGATTTCTTCTTTGTCTGTCATGTCAATAAGCCCTCCTGGAGATGAGCACAAATAGCCCGTCCAGCAGGTTCATGCGGTGGGTCTGCATGGCATGACCCGTGGAAACGGTATTGTGGGCATACGCAGCTGATTTATCTGCAAAACTTTGCATGTGCCAATTTGTTTTTATTATTGCAGCAGTTAACTTAATGGAAGCGAGCCCGGGAGGAACCAATGTCTGCCCGATGGTGAGTTGTTGTGATGAAGCCATATTGAATTGCCTTTTTGTTGAGAGGAGGTGATTGCGATGTCAGTAAGTTTCCCAGCAAACCTTATTTATGTTAAACATCACGATGATCAGCATAAAAATGTTCTCCTCATTGAGAACAAACCTGAAATTGTAAAACTTACCGACGGTCGCAAGGTTCACATCTTGATCGAGAATCCGGCCACGAAAAAACCGGAACCGGTGCCGTTAACCGAGGATCAGATACCAGGACGTTATGTTCTGGCGTTTGCGTTTTTATTCGTGGTTCTGGCAATCTGCATGGTTTGTACATTCTTCGCTACGATTTAAGCGTTCCGGTGTTTGTTATTCAGTTTCAATCCTGGCATCTGTTTTTCCTGAAATGAAGGCGGTATCCGTGAAGACGGGTGCCGTTTTTTTTGTTTCCATCTGCAGTTCAGCGTTTTCATGTTTGCGCGCATTGCTCCGCATGGCTTCGAGCTGTTTCTCGGCAATCGAGCGGACTTTGGCCAGTTTGTCGGCATACCGGTCGCATTCCACGATGAATTTCTCGAAGCATTCAAAGATGCTTGCGCCATGGCTGCAGGGGGAAAGGAGCAGATCGAAATTGGAAAGGAACAGTTCCGTTGCCCCCGGGGTGGTTTCGTTCCTGATCAGCGACCAGCGTCTGTCGCTGCTGACGATTTCCTCGCGGGTGTTGCGTACGGAGATTTTCCATTGGATGTTCTCGTCAGGCATGGGCGTATTCCTTCACGTTGAAGTGTTTCTCGTGGGTGTTTCCGACCACCTGGATGTCCTGGTGCACGGTGAGGCGGCTTGTATGGGCTCCACGGGTCACGCCGTCGAGGACATGCCGTCCTTCCAGGCTGTTGTAGCGCACGATGAACAGCCCGACCGGACGCCCGGCGGCGTTCCGCACCTCGACGATGTCGTTGGTGAAGACCATTTTTTCGTTCTGGTCGAGAAGCCCTGTCCATTGGTCGATCTCGCAATCGCTGCGGTCGAACACCGCGGTTTCACCGTCAAACACGGCGAAAACGCATTCCTTGTCGAAGCCGGTGACCGGAAAGGTTTTGCCGTGCGCCCGGCGATAGCCTCTGAAGCGCAGACTGTATTCCGGCTGTCGTATGTATTTGAATTCCATGATGTCTCCTTGGTTAGAATGTTACGGTTGCGGTCAGGGTAGCCGCCGCGAGCCAGTAGATGGCGTGGCGGATGTCGGTGTTCCAGGCATAGACCAGGGCGGCACCGACGTCAAGCAGGATCAAGAGCAGGGGGAATATCTTCGTGGCAGTCATTTATGTTCCTTTTATGGGGTTCAAAACGGGATGTCGTCTTCATCGACGTCAACGCTGACGAGTTCCGGATCGGGTGAATCGTCGACGGGGTCATTCCAGCCCGGTTCCGGAATCCAGGCTGGCTTTGGCGTCCAGGCGGGTTTCGGGCCGAGCCGGCATTTGGCGACCTGCTCGAACCGCTCTCCCGCGACACGTTTCACCGTGATGGAGAGCGGCTGGGCCAGACAGCCTCGCTGGCCATCTTGACGGCTTCCCGGGCTGAATTGGGGACGGGACAGCCTTCCGCGGCGCGGGTGAGCCACCATTTGACGAACTTTTCTCTGGCGTAGCCGGTGTGCTCCGGGCATACCCATTCCGCGACATATTGATTGAATGCGATTTCATAGTCGATCCGCATCGTCCTGGGCGTATTGGGGTCGGCGTTTCGTTTTTCATGCACAGCGTAGTGTGTGCTTTGGACGTCGTGCTCGACGCGGGTGACCTCTCCGGAAATGATTTCTTCCGTCGACGCCGTCTCGGTGATGTTGTTTTTTTCCGGGGGCGGAAATTTCCAGCCGCATTGCGGGCAGGTCTGATAGGCGGCATGGATCAGTGCCATGCATTGCGGGCAGGTTTTCGCCGGCGCGTCGCCATTTCCCGGCGTTTTGTCCTGGATGCGGATCATGTCCAGCGGGCCATGCCGGAGAATGTTGCCCCCGTAGTCCAGAATCAATGCGTCCTTTTTTCCGGTTTCGGGAGAAAGCCGGGTCGATCTTCCGGCCATCTGGATCAGCAGGCCTGGGGAGTTGGTTGGTCGCAGCAGGACGACGCAATCCGTGTTCGGCGCGTCGAAGCCGGTGGTCAGCACATTCACGTTGGCCAGGAACTTGAGGGGCTTCTTCGGCGTTCCGAACAGATCGTCGGCCACAAATTCCCGTTTGAAGCGCGCAATGGTTTCGGCGCGTTCCCCGGGTGGCGTATTGCCCGTGACCATGGCACATTCCTCTCCGGACAGCTTGGATATCTTTTCGGCGACATGCCGGCAATGTTCCACGCTGGAAGTAAAAATCAGCACGCTCTTGCGGTCGCGGGTCATGCTGATGATTTCCCGGCAGGCCGCATCGACGAGCTCCTCTTTGTCCATGGCCTCGGCGATCTCGTCTCCGATGAATTCGCCGCCACGCACGTGCAGTCCGTCCAGATTCGCTTCGGCGCGTCCGGCCCGGGCGACCAGCGGCGACAGATAGCCTTGCTGAATCATTTCCTTGAGGCCGGCTTCGTAGCAGACTTCATTCAGGAAATTTTCCTTCTGGCAGATCAGGCCGCCTTTCATGCGGAACGGGGTGGCTGTCAGGCCGACCACCCGGAATGCGGGATTGATGACCTTCATGTCATTGAGGAATGTGCGGTACATTCCATCTCCCTCAAAAGCAATAAGGTGTGCTTCGTCAATAATGACCACGTCGAACGGCCCCAGCTCGCAGGCCTTGTCATACACGCTCTGGATGCCGGCCACGATGACATTTTCCTGCGTGTCACGGCTGTTCAACCCGGCGGAATAGATGCCAATGGGAATGTCGTGACAGAATGCCTTGATTTTTCCGGCATTCTGTTCCAGAAGCTCCTTGACATGCGCCAGGATGATGACCCGGCCATTCCAGAGCGAGATTGCATCGTGCACGATCTTTGCGATGACGACGCCCTTGCCGGTATTGTGGTGAACCATGAAGTGTCCATCCACATACAGATGGTCGCCGTCGAGTTCGAAGCCATAGAAGTCGTTCTCCGGAAGCAATTCAACGGAAAAGCCAGTGCGGAGGACATTCTTTTTCTGCTCTCGAACTCTGAGCGCATGGCGCTTGCGGCGACAGGGAATCTGTGACAGGTCACCGGATATGTGCGTCCGAAAATACCATCCGCCCGCACCGGTCTGGCAGGACGAGTACTTCTCTATGCAATTGGCCATGAAGCCAAGGCTGCGCGCGAGGAACACAATGTCCCCGGCCAGTTCTCTTGACTGGGTTACGAACTCAAAGCAGTACAGGTCATAAAAGCCATCGCTGTCAAGGAGACCGGCAAGCAGCTCCATCCGGTATTGGCGACTGGCGGTGAGATAGTCATTCGGGATGAACTTGTCCCGGGCCGTATGCCCAAGCAATCCGAGTTTTTGAAGCATGCTTGCCAGAGCGTTGCTTGTCCCTTTGTCATCCACAACGGCATAGTTGTCCGCCTTGCTGCCGTTGCTGCTGATGGTTACCCGTAGATTCAAGGATTCCGCATAGGCAATGATTTCATCGCCCAGTTCTTCGTCGGCAGATGTGAGGGCAATCTGGCCGGTCATCGTTCCGTCGCCCAGCATGAGTCCGAGAATATGAGGCGGGATAGGCAGGTTCACGGCCTTATTGAAATCGACCGGTACGCGATAGAGTTTGCGCAAATGCCGCCATGACTTTGATTTTGTGATGTATTCGCCAACTGTGATATTGGTGATTTCTCCGCCCTTCTGCTGGCTTGGGTAATCCCCTTTTCCTTCATTGGTGCTGACCAGCGAAAGAATGTGATTGATATTCACTACGAACGGTTCGCCTTTGATGGGGGTAATCCGTGCCATGGGTTCGTTTCCGCGGGCCAGTGCAAGAACACGTCTGGGCGTGGAGTCGGCTCCCATGACAAGATCGCCGGCACGCACGTCCTGCACCTTGCGGACAGTTCCATCGTACATGAGAATGGGGTGATCTTTGGCGTGGCATCCCGTGGGAAGCACAATGCAAGGGTTGTCGTCGCGTGTTCGTAAATGCTCATAGACGGCCTCGACGGCCTCTTCCTGGTAGTGGCGAAGCTGCATGAGTCACGCCCCCTTTCTGCAAATAAATCGTGCACCGCGCACACGCTGCCTTCGGTGCAACTCGTTGATTATGGGATGCAGGGGCGTTTGGCCTCGCCGCCAGTTGTTTTTTCGTTTTTCCATTCTGTCACCTTTATGTAGGCCATGCCCGCCGGGGGCATGGGGTCGTGTTTTGTTACCGTGAGTTTTTTTATCTGCGAGTCGTCGCCGTACAACCCGGCGTGCGTGAGGGAATCGAGTAGACATTTTAGAGAATTGTCGACGTCTCGCCTCCGCCCGTCCGGGGGATACAGTTCGATCATGATTTCAACGGGACAGAGGAATCTCCTGACTCCTTCGCTCCCGAATTTGGCCACGATCGCTTCGCGGTACCGCCTGCCGTCCCGGCTGATGAGCACGCGCGGGCCGACATGGCGGTAGTAGTGATTCACGCTCGGTGGCCACGGGAGTTCAAACTCCTGGGCCGTGGGGTTCATGACTTGTTCGCTTCCCTGCAGCCGGCCTCGGCCTGGCTGATGGTTCGGATAATGATGGTGGCGAATGCAATGCCGGCGGCCACTATGCTGGCGAATCCGATCGTGTCCGCGGCGGCGATGGCCACCAGGGACAGCGGCAGGTTGAACATTTCCGGGGTCAGCAGATCAGGATTGCAGCGGATGACCGATGGAATCTTGAAGGCGACCTGGGCGACAAAAAAGAAAGAGAGTGCCAGAAAGGCCGGGATGATGATTTTTTTCATGATGGTTTATTTCCCTCTCGCCCATGGTGGGGCGGCTTTGGTTACGGTTGCGGTCTGAGCGCCAGCGGGTTTCTGAAGAACAGCGTTTTCACGCGGCCCGTAGCCCTTGATTTCGTTGACGAGCTCATCGTTCTGGTTTTTGCGGCAGCGCACGGTGACGGTCAGCGGCAGGTTGTGCAGCTCGACCGAGTCTTGCGGGTTCAGAACATTGACAGCCCGGCAGATGGCCGACAGATCAGCCCGGGCCATACGGACGGCGTCAATATTCGGATTTTCCAGATTGAGGCGTGTCCAGAGCTTGCGCCCCTTGTATTCGCCGGTGGTGACCTCGAACTCAATCCAGAGATACTGGCCGTTGCCCGTCTTTGTGGGCTTCATTTCCGATTCGTTGATGATCACCTGGTACTTGCCGGCGGGGATGGCATCGAAGCCGATGCTGGGCTCGACGTCCGCGGCGTTGAAATTCAATGTCGACATGCTTTTCTTCCTTTGTGTTATGGATTGCAGAAACAGGACTGTTGCGTACGCCCGGGATACGCGGCTGGTTTTGAAGGAGCCTCCGCCGGGCAGTGGAGATGCTCGAAAAATCGGATATAAGGCATGAAGTCGTCACGGATGATGCGGCATCGCTCGCCGATTCCCATGCGGCGCCCGCAGATATCGCAGTACTGAGGAGAGTTAAGGGTGATGATTTTTTCCGACATGGTAGTTCCTCACTTGGCGTCTGTTTCCATGGTTTTTCCGTAGGCTTCTGAGAACGCCGCCCAGGAAAGCGGAATCTCGGAGGGCAGGCTGAAACGGTTTTTGGCAATGCAGGCGGGGCTTCCGACCGTTCGGAGGATGCGTTCGCCGCCATCGGCTCCAATGGGCGCCGCAATGCCGCGTTCTCCTGCGAAGCCAGCGTTCTCCTTGGTGACGCGGAACTTCTTGGTGGCAAAAAACACCCCATCGACCCATTCGGAAATCAGCGAGGCGGCGTGTTTGTGGAGCCGGGGAGTGTAGCGGTCGTAGGCGGCGTTCTCCGGGTCTTCGAAGCGCTCGACCTTAGCGTGGGCCACGAAGATGATCATCATGTGGCGCCGCTCGCGGATTTCGTTCAAGAGATTGATGACTTTGCGCCAGTGGGTCAGCGCGTGGGTGTAGCCCCGGCCATAGCCTCCGTCGGCTTTCTCGATGTTGCGCACTCCGAACTCCCGGCACACCTCATCGAAGATCAGGCGTTCAAGCCAGTCCGCGGAGTCGATGACGACCGTCTGGAAGTCATGTTCCTCGTCCCGCAGGGCGGACAGGCTGGCAAGGATTTCTCCGAAGCTTTGGGCCAGGGGAAATTTCCGGCAGTCGATTTCGCCGAGGCCGTCTTCGGTCTGGATGAAGATTGCGTTCGGGGCTGCGGCACACCACGTTGACTTTCCACAGCCTTCTTGCCCGTAAATCATGATGCGGGGCGGCTTCGCGTCGCGACCTGTTTGGATGTTATCAAGCATTCCCATCGTGTGTCTCCTTTTTTGTCAAATACTGTCAATGATGCGGATTTCCTCATAGCCGGTGGGCCAGAGGCCGGTTTGCATGCAGATGCGGTAGCGTCCGAGGGCGGCCTTGTTGGCGTGTTCGGCGAGGCCGAGAACCTCGTCCGTGAGCTTCCATACGCCTGTGGAAAATGGCTCGTTCTTTTCGACGGCGATGATGTGGACGGGGACATCCGTTCCGGTTGCCTCGCGGATGACCGCCCGGTAGAATGCCAGCTGATGGATATAGCCATAGCGCCGGCAGTCGCTATCGAACCATTTCAGAGAATCGCAGGTCTTGAGGTCTACCAGTCCGTGTTTCGGGGAGAGGAAGTCCATGCGAATCTGGCAGGGCACGCCGCAATAATCGGTTCGGATGACGCCCTCCGCGATGCCTTCGGCCAGGAGTTCGCTCGCCGCGCTGTGCAGGGTGACCGACTTCATCAGCTTAAGGATGAAGCCATAGTTCTTCGGGGAGATGATTTCCTCGGTCTGGGAGGCCAGCCAGTCGGCGTAGGCCTTGGTTGTCTTGCCGTAGGTCTCGCCGGTCTTGATGTTAATCGGCCCGTCGGAAACGCAGTACTGCCGGTCGAAGGCGACTGTACCTTCCAGAATGAGGCAGTGGGCGGCGCGTCCAAGCGCCAAGGCCGGAGTCTCGTTGTCGGTGATTTCGCCAGCGATTTCCTTGTGGTAGAGCGCGGGGGATTCCCGGAAGTCGGAGAGCCGGTGGCTCGACATGTACTGCCCGGATTTGCTGGCGGCATGATATTCCCTGGCAGGAATGTCGAGGGTGCGAAACGGATAGCTCATTTTCTGTGTCCCTTCCAAAATGTTGATGTTTTTACGGGGAAGAGGTGTCTCCGCCCGTCACACTCTATATTCAACAAAAAGGGGGGGGGTATCAGCTTTTTCGCATTTTTTTTGAAAAAAAGGCAAAAAAAAAGCCCCAGCACCGGATTTTCTCCGGTGGCGGGACTTTTGGCTGATGATGAGCGGTGTAACTCGGACAGGAAGTCAGGCGGGTCAGGCTGACGTGGCTTTTTCTCTGACTGTTTTTGCGAGTATGCGGGCCACAATGGCTTTGGATAGATTCATAGCCTGATTAATATTGGTCGGGAGGCTGGCCGGGCTGGACTTGGTTTTTCGCTTCGTGTTCTGCTTGCTCAT